AGTGATTCAAGAAAATACACACGTACCTTCTTATATGGATGCAGAACCAGATATTGAACAAACAGTTAATATGGGGACATCTTTAGGGGCAGGTGGTACGGATGCATTGAGAGCACAGATGGCTCATAAAATGGGGTATGGTAATATACCATCCCAAAGTGGAAGAAAATCAGGATTAGGTGTATCAACAGGATTGCCTGGTTTAGATAAAATATTAAATAGAGATAATTCTGAACTTGTAAAAAAGTTTAAAAGATAGGGAGTAAATTGTGGCTTATATTCTTGATAAAAAAATAGTAAAAGATACCACAGAGTTTAGTAACTCTGCATATGGAATCACGCTACCTGTCCAACGAGGAAATTCAGGATATTTTAATCAAGCATTTTCATCATTTGAACAAGCAAAAAGTAATTTAAAAAATTTACTATTAACAAGAAAAGGAGAACGATTATTTCAACCAAATTTTGGAACAGGACTTCATGAATTGTTATTTGAACAACTTGATAATAAGTTGGAAGCACAGTTAGAAAGTACAATAACAGATAGTGTAAACTTTTGGTTACCATATATTGATATTGAACAGATTGATGTACAAATGACCGATGCAATGAAAGATTTAAATACGGCAGAAATGTCACTTAAATTTTCAGTATCTGGTCAACCTGAGCTTCAGGAAATAACATTTAAGGTAGGAGAATAAAAGAATGGCATTAAATAGTATAACAAAAAAATCAAATTCAAATAGAGATATAAAGTATCTTAATAAAGATTTTTCTAGTTTTAGAGAAAACTTAGTTGAGTACGCAAAAACATATTTCCCACAAACTTATTCTGATTTTAACGAATCATCACCTGGAATGATGTTCATAGAAATGGCATCATATGTTGGAGATGTATTATCATACTATACTGATGATACGTTGAAAGAATCAATGATGTTATATGCAGAAGATAAATCCAATGTAATTGCATTGGCAGAATATCTTGGGTATAAATCCAAAGTAACATCTCCAGCAATTGCACGATTGGCAGTTTACCAAACTGTACCTGCAACCGGTACGGGTAACGATGTAGGACCTGATACTGATTATTATCTCAGAATAAAGGAAGGAATGGTTGTTAAATCATCCAATAGTAGTACTTTGTTCAGAACAACCGAACTACTTGATTTTTCAGTTGAAGATGAAAGAGAGATAAGTATTTATGCAAGTCCTGGTGGAACACCAACGACATATTTAATAAAAAAATATGTTAACGCAATGTCTTCAGAATTAAAAACGATAACATATGATTTTGGTAATACACCTAAACAATTTTCTAAATTTGATATTGGGGATACTAATGTAATAGATATATATGATGTAAGAGATTCAAATGGAAATAAGTGGTATAATGTACCATATCTTGCACAGGAAATGGTTTTTATAGATTATCCAAACTCGGAACAATTTGATAAAGATTTATCGCAGTTTAAAGATTCCGTTCCAAATGTATTAAAATTAACAAAAACATCAAGAAGATTTACAACCAAAGTAAATGATGATAACACCACATCAATCGTATTTGGGGGAGGTTCATCTGCAAACGATGAAACCCTTATTCCAAACTTTAAAAATGTTGGATTGGGTTTAAACTCATCAATAGATAGATTGAACGCATCGTTTGACCCCTCCAACTTCTTAAAAAACAAATCATATGGACAAGCACCAACTGGAGAATTTACAATATCATACTTAACTGGAGGTGGAGTAGAATCAAATGTAGCTGTTGGGACATTAAATAATATAGAAACAATCGAATTTGATGAAGATAGTAAATCCTTATCAGGTGCAGAGCAAGGATTATATGCAATAACAAAGTTATCAGTAGCTTGTGATAATGAAGAGCCTGCAACGGGTGGTAGAGGAGCTGAAACAATAGATGAGATTAGAGAACAAGCATTGGCAAACTTTGGTTCACAAAATAGAGCAGTAACTCGTAAGGATTATCAAGTAAGAGCTCTTTCATTGCCACCAAAGTATGGTGGAGTTGCAAAAGCATACTGTGCACCAGATGGTGAATTGGATAATAACTCACCGAGTTCTATTTTAAATAATCCTGATTCTCTTGAGGAATTTGCGGGATTGGTACAATCTCTTAAAGAATTTACTTCAACTGAACAGGAAGTAAAGGATGCAGTTTCTAAATTTTTAAGTGGAAAGAAAAATAATGCTAACGAAAAGAACAATCCATTTGCAGTTAATTTGTATATACTTGGATATGATTCAAATAAAAACTTAAATACATTAAATAACGCAGTAAAAGAAAACTTAAAAACATATATAAGTGAATACAGAATGTTAACCGATGGTGTGAATCTTTTAGATGGATATATTATTAACATAGGTATTGATTTTGAAATCAGAACTTATGGTGGATATAATAAAAGAGAAGTACTAACAACTGTACAAACTAAATTATCTGAATATTTTAATATTGATAATTGGACTTTTAATATGGCAATCAATATTTCTGAAGTGGAATTATTGATAGCAGGAGTGGAGGGAGTTCAATCTGTACCAAAATGTGAAATCGTTAATAAATGTTTGGGTAACTATTCAGAAAATTCATATAACATACAAGATGCAACTAAAGGTAAAATGGTTTATCCATCTTTAGACCCATCTATTTTTGAATTAAAGTTTCCAAATAAAGATATAAGAGGGAGGGTAATTTAATGTACTATTTCGTAACAGCATCAAAGGATGCATCAATATATTTACAACAACCTACACAGAATACAGGTAGGGATGAGATATTAGAAATATCTAAAACATACTACGGTAATCTAAAGGATGTATCTCGTTCATTGATACAATTTGATATTACTTCCTTATCTAATATAATTTCAACTGGTGAAGTGACCGCTTCTTCGGCTGACTTAATAATAAAAGAATGTGAATCAATAGAAATTCCAACCGATTACACAATTTATGCACATCCAGTTTCCCAGTCATGGGATAGTGGAATTGGAACACGATTTGATATAATTTCAACAGATGGGTGTAGTTGGAATAAAAAAGATTTATCAGCAAAATGGTTAGTTGGTTCTGCATCATTAGAAAGTAGTGGTTCATTCAACGGTAAAGGTGGGATGTGGTACACTGCTTCATTTACTACACAATCATTTAGTTATGAATCAAGTGATATTTCTATGGATGTATCCGAATCAATTTCAAATTGGGTTGATAATGTGATACCAAATAATGGATTTATATTAAAACACGATTCATCTTTAGAAAATGATACAAATGATTATGGGCAGTTAAAATTCTTTTCAAAAGAAACAAATACAATTTACCAACCCAAACTAAGAATTGGTTGGGATGATTCCACTTATACAACAGGTTCTCTTACAGAACTTACATCGGATGATATTCATGTAACGTTTAAAAGATTAAAATCTTCGTACAAGAGGGGAAGTAAACCTACAATCAGAGTGTTTGCAAGAGAAAAGTATCCTCTTAAATCCTACACCAACACATATTCTTATAATGATGTTAAATATTTACCTGCAACTACCTATTATCAAATTAAAGATGTAGTAACAGGTGATGTGATAGTTCCATTTCATGATGATTATACTAAAATTAGTTGTGATGCAAACGGACACTTCTTTAAATTAAATTTAACAAATTGGGAAATTAATAGAGATTATTATATTGAAACAAAAATAAATAGAAATGGTGTAGTTGAATACTTTGAAGATAGAGATTTAACTTTCACCGTAGAGTTGTAATATGGGATTAGCGGATAGATTTAATTTTAAGGAAATTGTTGCCAAGGGTTCAGAGGCTATACAACGAGATGAAAAATCTGGTTCTATAATCGCGCACAAACGTGATGGAATTTCTATTCCAATGGGATTGAAAAAAGAAGAACAACTGCAGTTTACAGATTCAAAGAAAAGAGGAAAGCCAGTTAATCCTGAACTATTAAAGAAAAGGAAAGCACCAACTCCATTTGGACAAAAACCAATTAAAGGTAAGCAAATTTCACCAAGATATAAATCCGATTGGGTAGATACTGATGAGTTTGATACTATACCTGAAGGACAATCTTCTTTTGGTGGAGAAACTGCTGGATATTTAGAAAAACCAAAATACAACGAAGAAGAACTAGTAAAGGCCTTAGATGTAAAAGTTGATGAGTTAATAAAAAAGAAGAAGGTTGAAAAAGGACCTTTTATTAAATTAGAGAAATACACCGACCTTCGAAAAAAGTTAGATATAGAAATTAAAAATGTACAAGATGTTCGAGCATTATTGGAGGATGAAATATCAAAAAACCAAACACTTGAAACTGAAATAGAATCATTAAGAGTACAGTTAGATTCATCCGAACTACAACGAGCAGCTGCTGAAAACGAAACACAGGTTGCAAATGATAGGTACGCTAAATTATTAGATAACTTTCAGCAATCACTTATTAAAGGTACTAAGGAAGCAATAGAGAGAGTTTCACTAACGGCACAAGTTCGAGGTTTACAGGCTCAAAAAGAAACTTTAAAACAACAACTTGATGCTCAAAAACAAATTGTAGAAACTCTACAACAGATAGAAGAACAAGAGGAAGCTCAGCAAGCAGAATCTGCAATACTACGTTCATTGACTGGACCTCCTAATTCATATGAACAACAAGGTGATTATGCATGGAAGATACCAGAAAATAATGTTAAAAATCAAGGACAGCTTGATAATGATGATATATTTCATTTTACATCTCTTAAAAAATCACATGGTTGGGATAATGGTAATGACTTAGAACTTTATAATTTTAATTCTGAAAAAGAAGTTACATTTTCAATTCAGATTCAAAAACAATCTGAAGGAGGACATAGT